CTACAGACTAGAATTGATATAATTGAGTCCGCTAAGTTTATTACTTCAGAAGAAGGTGTAAAGTCGTATATTGTTAAAAAGATATTAGAAGTATTAAACCTTAGACTTGCTTATTACCTTAAAAAGCTTGAAAGTAATAGTACAGTCAAGTTTAATGAGTTCTTTGAAGAAACTATCACTAATGAACGTGGTGCTGAATGTAGTTACTTTAATTTTTCTGGAGCTGAACGTAAAGCAATTGATCTTGCAATGATCTTTACTTTTCAGGATATCCGTAGAGCTAAAGCTAATGTATGGTTGAATATATCCGTATTTGACGAATTACTTGACTCATCTTTAGATGAAAAAGGTATTGAATTGGTATTGGATATAATACGTGATAGAGTGGAAAAATACCAAGAGGCAGTGTATATAATATCACACCGCAAGGAAAGTATGAAATACTGTACAAGTGGTGAAATTATATTCCTAGAAAAGAAAAACGGTATTACAGTAAGAGCAACAACAAATTTTAATAATGAATAATTCCTTCGTACTTGGCGCACCCGCACTTCCATTTGGAGCACCTGCATTTGGTTCTCCTGTTGCTAATGCACAGCAGGTTCAAGCCCCATCTCCTGGTGGTCCTGCCCCAGCTAATATGGCTATTAGCTTTGCAGCTGATCATGGTGGTTGCGGTTTCTGGCGCTTACATTGGCCAGAATCTTTAATTAATGCTTCTGGTAGGGGTGTTGTTATTAACTCAACTGTGATGTTACTAGACCCACGTTATTATGCAGGAGTTAAGTCAGTAAAGATACAACGTCAAGTAACACCCCCTCAATTAGAGTTTGTAAAGTTCTTAAGAGATACTTCTAATAAAGGTAACAAGTTTAAAATCTATTACGAAATTGACGACGTTATTTTCCCTGAAGATATTCCTCTATACAACAAATCTAGAGAAGCTTTTGTTGATCCAGTTATAGGTAAAACTGCTACTGAAATTATTAGACTTTGTGATGCTATTACTTGCCCTACTAAGTTCATGGCAGATTACTATTCAGAAAGAACCGGGGTACCAGCTATAGTTGTTCCTAACTATTTACCTAAATTCTGGATGGATCGTTTTTATAGTAAACAAAAGGTAGTAGAAAATTTTGACCGTAATAAAAAGCGTCCGCGTATTGGTTATGTAGGTAGTCCAACACACTTAAACGTAATGAGATTACCAGGTGTAATAGATGATATTGAGCCTTATACCGATATTATTCGTAAAACTTACAAGGATTATAAATGGGTATTTATGGGTGCTGCTCCAAACGGTATACAAGATCTTATTCAAGCTGGTGAAGTTGAGTTTGTTGGGTGGAAATCATTATACGAATACAATTATGCATTTGATTCGTTAAACCTTAATTTAGCATTTGCACCTTTACAGAATAACAAGTTTAATTATGCTAAAGCACCTATCAAGTATCTTGAAGCAGGTGCACTAGGTATTCCATGTTTATGCCAAGACGCTCCACCATATAATACAGACCCTATTGCGCCACTACGGTTCGATACTCCTGATGAAATGATGGATTTAGCTAAGAAGCTACTAAGAGACCGTAGAATGTACTTGAACGAATCAGATGATGCTCGTAAGGTTGCTACCAAATACTGGTTGGAAGATCATATTGACGAGCATATGAAAGTTTACTTTCCTTCTTGATTAGTTAGTAAGGTGGTACATAATATATTTTGTGTATCGTAACGTATATTATAATTCTCGCGAATCTACTGCTTACCTTTTTACCTGGGATAAAAACGGTAACCGTACAGTTAAGAAAGAACTGTATAGTCCTTATTTTTATGTAGAAACTAATCAGGATAACGCTGATGCTTTATCTATCTTTAACACTAAGTTAAAGAAAAAGGTATTTAAGAATTCGTTTGAACGTAATAAAGCAGCGCAGGACGGTGCTATTAAACGTTTATATCACAATATTCAGGTAGAACAGCAGTTTCTTATCGAAAAGTATAAAGAAGATTACGAAAAGCCTGAGTTTTCTGCTAACCCATTAAAGGTTTGTTTTCTTGATATTGAAGTTTATTCACCAGATGAGTTTCCTGAAGCTAAGGATGCTAAGCACCCTATCAACCTTATAACGATATACGATAACTTATCAGAAACGTTTTATACCTGGGGTTGTAAACCATACACACCAACACGTAAAAACGTCATTTATACGGAGTGTAGTGGCGAAGTAGATCTACTCAATAAGTTCTTAGACTTTTGGGAGAAAGACTACTACCCTGATATTCTATCCGGGTGGAATACAGACTTTTTCGACTTTCCTTATACCATTAACCGTATTAATAATTTATTAGGTGAAAACGCAGCTAAACGCTTATCGCCGTTAAAAAGTCTATGGTGTCGTAAAGGTATTTTCGTTAAAGGACAAGAGTTAGATCGTTGGTATATTCACGGTATATCAGCTATGGACTACCTTGAAGTATATAAAGGTTTTGCACGTGGTTTGCTTGAATCATACGCACTAAACTTTGTTGCTCAACATGAATTAGGTGAAGGTAAATTAGCTATTAACGCTACTAACTTAGCTTCTCTATCTGAAAACGACTGGAATAACTTTGTAGATTATAATATTCAGGACGTTGACCTGTTAGTACGAATGGAAAAGAAATTACAGTTCTTTAAAATTATTCGTATGTTAGCGTACAAAGGCTTAACTAGTTTTGAAGCTGCTTTAGGTAAAGTATCTATTGTTACTGGTTGTGTTGCTTTAGAAGCGTATAAACACGGTATGGTTATACCAACATTCGTTTCAGGCCCTACTAGAGATGAAATTGAAGGTGGTTATGTTAGAGATCCAGAACGCGGTTTAAAGACTGCAGTAGTGAGTTATGACGCTAATTCACTATACCCTAACACTATCATTACTCTTAATATTTCGCCAGAGACTAAGATAGGTAAAATTATTCGCAAGACCGATACTGAAGCTACTTTATTGTTAGCTAGTGGTACTGAAAAGACAGTACCCCTCGATAAGCTCGAAAAGTTTATGGAGATTGAAAAGTTAGCTATATCAAAAGCTAACGTTTTGTATACACAGAAGAAAAAAGGTGTTGTACCGTCTCTAATTGATAACCTTTATAGTGAGCGGGTAAGAAACAAAAATCAGTATATTGAATATAAGAAACAGCTAAGTAATTTAACCCCAGATACTGATGAATATAAAACGTGTAAGTTTAATATGGAACGAGCTGACACCATACAGCACGTTATCAAAATTCTTCTTAACTCCATTTACGGTGTTTTTGCTAATAAGTTTAGTCCTATTTGTGATAGTGATCACGCCGGTAGCATTACTCTTACTGGGCAGTCTGTGGTTAAGCAGGCAGGTATCATCCTTGATACATATGCTAAAGAAAAATACGGAGTTAACGTTTCTCTTAACATTTATGGTGACACTGACAGTACTCATGTTACTATTCAACCGATTGTTGATAAGCTTAAGATAAAGCTATTTGCTAACGGTAAAGTAACACCAGAAGGTATAGATTTAATCGATAAAGAAATCGGTACATATTTAAATAACGAAATTAAACGTTGGTCTGCTGCAGAATTTAAGTCTACTGACCCTCGTTACTTCTTTAAACGTGAATCAATTTGTGATGTAGGTGTTTATCTACAGAAGAAGCGCTATATTATTCACGTATTAAACGATGAAGGTGCAAACGTTAATAAGTTTAAGTATGTTGGGGTAGAAATCGCTAGATCTACAACGCCAAAGAAAGCAAAAGAACTGATTAAGAAGGTCATTGAGAACTCTCTGTTAGGTCAGGATCAAATAAAGGCAAACAGCCTTTACAAAGAGGTTTATGACACGTTTAAAACGTTGAATGTAGATGAAATTGCTATTCGCGGTGGTCTTAGTGATTTAGAGAAGTACGAAGTAAAAGCAGATGGCTTTAAGATAGGTACTGGTACACCAAATCACGTTAAAGGTGCATTATGGTATAATCAACTACTAAAACATTTACATTTGGAAACAAAGTATGAACGAATTACTTCCGGTGGTAAAGTAAAGAAGATTTATATTGCACCAAACAAGTATAATATCGATACTCTTTGTTATCCTTACAACTTTCCACCAGAATTTAATGAATTTCAAGTAGACTATATTGAAATGTTCGATACAATAATTAAACCGCCGATATTAGCTGTATATGAAGCTATTGGATGGCGTTTACCAGATTTAACTAACGAAGTAACAACAGACTTATTTGACATATTCTCATGATTAAAATATCACATGAATCTCCCTTAAGTATGCTCGAGATTTCTCGCACATACAATGATTATGACTACGCTCTTGTGCATTTATTTGAAGAGCACCCAAAGTACTATAAGTTCTTTGAAGAAAGTGTTAAAGGAGGCAGACATGTTCTATTAGACAATTCTATTTTCGAACTAGGTACCTCTTTTGATCCTAAGCGTTATGCACACTGGATACAAAAATTAAACCCAACAGAGTATATCATACCAGACGTATTAGAAGACTGTCAAGGTACTATTGATTCAGCTAAAAAGTGTTTATGGCACGATTGGGACTTTGTTAGTAGTGCTAAAACTATTGGTGTTGTACAGGGTAAGACTTACGGGGAATTAGTTAAGTGTTATGTAACACTAGATCAAGAGATCGGTGTAGATAAACTAGCTATTTCGTTCGACTATTCTTACTACCTTAAAGCATTTCCTCATCCTAACAAGTGGGTATCTTATATGATGGGTAGAGTAATGACTTTAACGCAATTAATGAATGATGGTATTATTAATAAAGATAAACCTCACCATTTATTAGGTTGTGCACACCCTAGAGAATTTAGTTTCTATCAAAGCCCTCAATATCACTGGATCGAAACACTAGACACTTCTTCTCCTATTGTACACGGTATTAAGAGAGTAAGATATTCTGATGTTATTGGTAACTGGAAGAAAGAATCTACTAAGCTTGTAGATCTCTTAGATGTAGTACCGGACGAAATACAAGAAAGAATTATCGCAAGTAACTTAATTCAGTTCAGAAATTACGTTAATGGATGACAACTTTAGAAGCTATAACTAATTCAGTACATGCAAACTATCCTCACTTACTGGCCGATTCTGTTTATATCCGCGATTATTGTTTTTGGGATTGTATTCGTAATCAAGAACTCCCGGTAAGAGAGCTTGCAGAAGTCAAACCTTACTTAATATCTAAAGGTATTGTTGACTTTACGCTTGTAATTTTCTTTAGTGATAATACAATAGGTTATCGTCTAAAAATATGAAACGTACTTTAATCTGGAAAACATTTTTCTCTCAGAGTGGTTCTGAGATATATGAGATATCTAAAAATATCGGTAAGTTTCCGGATGCAATTATAACTAATAAAAGCTTTGAAGATCTCGATAAAATTAATCCAGATCTTTTAGAAAAATGTTTTGATCGTTTTATATTCTTACCCAAGAAGCCAACTGTAGAAGAATATCGGGAAGCTATTAGACATACCGATATTATTACCCTTCACGGTTATCTCCGTATACTACCACCTGAAATCTGTGGTAGATTTAAGATATACAACGGGCATCCGGGTCTTATTACTAAGTTTCCTGAGTTAAAAGGTAAAGATCCACAAGCAAAAGTGTGGTTTAGCCACGCTGAAAGACCTTATTACCAACAC